ATGTACAAGGTTTTCCATCCAGGCTTGATGGAGGGTTATACACGCACAGGTCGCACGGGTATGTGGCCTCGTTCGGCGGGGTGAGGGTGGGCAAAGCATCCAGAGCATCAATAATTTCTTCCCAAGCATCATACTTTTCACGATCGGAGCCATAGACATAATGTCTTCCGTAACTACCAACAGGGCAAAGTTCTTTCTGCTTTTCCTCAATAATTTCGATTGCCTTATCTAAATCAATCGCCCTTACCATCTTTCAGCGCCTCCCCACTCCCCAGAGCTAGTTGTCCGCCCTGGTAAAGTTGATATAACGTCCTGCCGTGCCCATCGGTCAGATAGGGTAAAAAAACCTCCTCCATCTGCACCTGCCCGGCCTCAATGATAGCCATCTGTGCCATAATCCAGTCCCGGACGTTGCGCCAAGCGGTGCGCTCTGCCTGCCCCGGAGCCGCTTTGACTTTCTGCCGGTCGAATACCGCCCGAACTCCCTCTACATTGGCTGGCAGAGCAAATCCACGGGGCCCGGCCGTCGTTTCAATACCGAACATTACGCCTATTGGCTGCCCGGCCCCATCATAGTTCACCATGATCTGCCGCGCTCCATGGCTGGCAAGGCTACCCTGGATTTCGCCTAGGCTCTTGTACACATCAATGGTCGTGGTGTAGTTTTTAATTGCCATCGTGCTTCCCCTCCAGCAGCTCCATCTCCTCCGCGCTCAGGATCGGCGCTCGGGTGTTCCATAAAAGCATCGCTTCATACTCTGTTGGACAGGCTCCTGTTTCTACTCCACAGGAGCATTCATACCAAAAGTAGCCACTTCCAAATTCGCTCGTAATATGGGGTATATCTGCGCACATCGGGCACGGCAGCAGCACCCCCGCGTCCGTCAGGCGCTGCGCCGCCTCTTTATCCCCGAGCAGGGCTAATTTGATGTCATCCATTTAGTTCATCTCCCCATACGTCCCAGCCGTCTGCCCACTCACGGGCAAACAGCTCTATGCGCGGCACGTCTCCCATCAGCTCTACAATACGCTGTCTGGCCTCGATTGGTTTTGCCGAGTGCCTGCCTACAGGGGCCTCAATCAGGCTGTGTACCGCTTTGCTTACCCGCTCCGGTCGGCCATGGACTGCCAATAGGCAAGCCTCTGCGTTGCTCCGCGTCCAGTTCCCCAACCCCCAAAACCACCCTGGAGATTTCTTGTTGCGCTTTGCCCAAACAAAGGCTGCGGTTTTGTATTCAAATCCCCACGCCCTTATGACCTCCAGAGCATCTGGCAGACAAGGGAACGTCGCCCATAGGAACAGCATACAGTCCTCTGCGGCGATGTCCTGTACCGGCAGAGCCTTGATATCCTCCAGCCCCATAGTCCGGTAGTGCTTCTCCGCTGCTGCACGAGTTCGTTTGTTTCGATAGCCCCACGGGGGATCCGCGTAGATGACACTGTATTTTTTGGTCGGAAACGTCACGCCTCCACCCCTTTTACGATGTTGTACCTCATTATGCATGCCCGAACGGCCGATTTCGAGAACCCGATTTCCTTTGCGATCTTGGCATTGCTGAGTCCTTTTCCGGCTAACTCCCGCACTTGCTCAACAGGTATCCGTTCAGGCGGTCCCAGCTTGCCCGGCTGTCGTATCGGATACCCACCTCGGTCATAGCGCTCTACCCGCGTATTGCGTGGGGTTGTGGATTTGACCGTGCATTTTTCTCCTGGCGGACAAATCAAACTCCTCGCATGGCCGGTATGTCCGATGTAATCACAGCAACCTCCCGCGTATGCAAAGCCTCCTGTGCTGGACCTGGGGACCCAATCCACACACCCCTCGCATGGATGCTTACCCATCGCGGCTCACCTCCCAGGCGCGGTAGAGTGCAAACCAGTCCTCCGCCCGCATCGTCACCAGCCAGGGGCAGTTGTTCCGGCGGTGGGCCACAATTGGGATGACCCCCGAAGGAGCATCCCGGACTGCCTGCAGCATGACGTCCAGGATGTTCAGCCGCTCCACACGTTTGACTTCGATATGTACGCCTGGGAGGCCCACCACATCTGCGGCCTCCCCGCTCTGTCCGCAGTATTGGCTGGTCCGGCGGCACTCATAACCGTGCTCCCGGCATACCAGGGCCCACTCACGCTCCCCGCGCTTGCCCTTTTCTCTGCTCGCTTTACCCATTGGACTCCTCCAACGCCATGTTTCCGGACAGACTGTCGGCCAGGGCCTTTACATCTGGTGGGAGCATGGCATATTCTTTTTCGCTTTGCCTCTGGGCGCGGTAAGAACGCTGGAAGTGGCTGGCCGTCACCGACTGCACCGTATCCGGCGGCATCAGCGCCCAGGATTTCAGTGTCTCCGGGCTCCCCACCGCCCGGCGCACCTCCGGGGGGAGCTTTGCAAACTCCCGATCCGCGTGATAGCTGCTGTTCTGCACGGCCCGCCATACCATGTTCCAGGCCTCCAGCTCACCGAGCCCCTTCGGCTCTGTGATGCGGCGCAGATACGCCTTGACCGCCCCGATGTGAGGAGGAAAGCCCTTTTCATCAGAGGCGATCAAAGTCTTGACGGCGGCGGCTACCAGGGCTGGATCGTCCCCGGAAAACATATCCGTCCACAAATTCACCGTAGCTTCAGCCTCTTGGCGGGAAATATCCCGGTAAAACTGCGGATAAGCGCCCCGCAGAACCGCCATAATCCGCAAAACGTCACTGCGCTCCACTTTCGCTCTCCTCCCGCAGCATATCCATGAAGATATTTCCCCCGTTTTTGCCGGACGGGTTCCTTGCGGCTCCACGCTCCAGCCGGTCGAAGATAATGCCTTGCCAGTTGTTGGCCATGCACTCCCCGATGAGGTCAATGACCGCCTGCTCCCCGTAGGTCTCCGCCGCCTTCTGCACCTTGGCCACCAGTGACTGGAGGCCCGTGGGCTTGTAGTCCTGCCGCTTCTCCCGCTTGTACTGGAGCCAGCTGGAGAAAGCAGCACTCAGCGCCGGGCTGAAATCGTCCGGGGGGATACAGGGGGGTATATTCTTTGTCTTAGTCTTAGTCTTAGTCTTTATATGGGTGTCGTTTAGGGTTCCCGTTAGGGTGTCATTTAGGGTGTCGTTTAGGGTTCCCATTAGGGTGTCATTTAGGGTGTCGTTTAGGGTTCCCATTAGGGTGTCATTTAGGGTGTCATTTAGGGTGTTTTTTTTACACCTTATTCCCAGTTTATACCTGTTCGGGCAGCCCTTAGACCCCTTCCCATAAACAATAAATCCGGCGTCAACCAGCTTGTCCCTTGCCTGTATGGCTGTCTTTATCGTCTTCGTACCAATCATGCTCATCAACCGCAAGTTATCTACTTGTACATACTCCGGCCATCCAGCCCTGTTGAAGAGGTTCAAAAACTTGAAGTACATCAACTGGGAATTTCCCGGCAGAGTGCCACTTTCGAGCCATTGGTTAAATTCATTCAGATACTCTATGTAAGTCATACAGCTACCACTATTCGTATTCGCCTTCGTCAAGATTCAGGTAGAGCAGCATTCCGATCCCGCTTCTGTCCGAGGCCACCTTGATTGTTTTTATTTCTTCCAAAGACAGTTCTTCAAGCCTGATTGTCGGGGCAAAGTCATCAAGTGCAAAGGGGTTGTCCCCCTCAAAGAGTATCGCATCGAATGTCATATATTTACCCCCATATCAACAAATGATAGCCGCTATTAGAAGGGCAGGTCTCCATCATCATCCATTTCGTCGACGTCTCCAATCTGCTCAGAAGGGGACGGCGTGATGTATGGCTCGGCCTTGCTGGATTTCAGATAATAGATACAGTCCTTTGTCTCAAAAGTATTGTTGTCCTCGTAATGGCCGATGACCATGACGCAGCTACGGCCCGTCAGATCGTCCAGCGAAAACTGTGTGCCCTTGGGAATGCCAAGCGCATTGGCCCACTTCTCGATTTTTTCCAGGTTTTTGTCGGATAGGGTTCCGTCTTCCTCGGGGAAGAAATTCTTAAACTTGTGCTTGTTTTTGTACGCCTGCTCGATATCAGGGCGAACAACAAAGTCAAATTTAATGCATGGGACGCCGGTCTTTGTCTCTGCCGGTCCGCACTCCTTTAAATAGACCTCGTATTCGCCCTCTCTCATCAAATCGCTGTCGTTTTCCCGGCTGGTGAAGTTATAATCCATTTCGTTTGTCCTCCCTTTCCTGATTCATGGCCCAATAGTTTTTGTATGTTCTTTCCAGCCCCATGTCCCGCAGCCAAGCAATAAAATCCCGGATAATGTCATCAATTGGCCTGAAATCGCCTCTGCGGTATGTCTCCCTGTAGCAATAGGATCCATCAAAAATCAGATAATCAAATCTTGACGCCTCGGGAAGCAGGTACAGGTACATAGGATGCTGTGGGCTGTTAAAATATTTCCCGTATTCATACTGGGTCACTTTTTTGATGTCATAGATAATCCCGGATTTGACGTAGTCGCAAACACCGTAGAGTACAAAATCCATGCCAGAAACGGATAGTTCGCCGGACAGGGGGGCTTGCGGCTGGCCGCCGGAGCAGATATGCGCAAACCGGTTTACAGCCTTGTCCCATTTGTCCGCATCCTGTGGCAGCGGCTTAAATTCGCCATCTGCCACAAGCGCGTTGATATCCGCCTCAAATCTGACGCCGTCCTGCATGGCCTGTGTGGGCGTTTTTTTCTCCCGGCGCAGGGTTGATAAGAAAGATGCAAACGCCCCATCTGTCCGTGCTTCATCTGCGTTCAGGTAATAGATCCAGCTACTCAGCAGGCTTTGCGTCATCCAGTAAGACATAGCTCTGCGCCTCCTTGTCCCACTTCAATCCAGCCTCCCGCAGTTTGGATTTAAACAGGGCTTTCAACTCTGCGCGGCTGGTCAGGGCATGTGTCAGTTCCTGGATCATTTCACCGGCCTTTGTGGCCGTTGCGGCGTCTGTCACCGAGGCGATAATCCCGCGCCCCTGCTCCATGGCCCTCTGATATGCGCCCCGCTCTTCGGCGTACACCTTTGCCTCATCGTTAATGCACTGCTGGGCAGCTCGGAATAAGTCGGTCAGGAACGTGTTGGGCTGTCCGTCCTTCAGTTCCGGCACGGCCATAACGCCGGATACGCTAAAACAGCCCTTTGCAAAGTATTCGTCGGTGGGCGTAAAGCCTATCATGCGCTTGCTGCCCATCATGAACATATGGCCGCCGAAATCAGCGGGAGTCCATACAATATCCTTTGTAGACCCCTCGCAGGAAAGCCGCGTCTGGATGGTGTCCCCTTTGCTCTGTTCGGTGGTGTGGAAGACAACTACCAGATGCTTTTTGTCTTTGCTGCGGATTTGATAGCAGAGCCGGTCAAACTCGGTCTTGATTTCGCCGTACATGGCCCGTCCGTCTTTGGCCGCTTTTGCATTCTGTTTCTTCGCCCAGTCCTTCATGAGTTGTACCAGCGTTCCGCCTGTGTCAATGATAACGGTCTCTGCCGCCCTGTACTCTTCGCTGCCCATGTCCTCCAGCAGCTCCTCATAGCTGGCAGTGGTGGAGGTCACACAGCGATGTTCCGCTTTTACGCGGGCGATCCCGTTGTCCGTGTCAAAGAGGAACGGATTGGGCGCGGACAATGCCAGTGTGGTCTTTCCGAGGCCGGGCTGGCCGCTGATGATCAACATAAATTTTTTGTCGCTGAAATCCAGTTCAGCAGGTCTTTTGACTGCCATTTAACATGCCTCCTCTAAATAACTGCATGCCGGATACAGTGGGTAATACTCCAGATCCTCATCGGTCATGCAGTGCTCATGGACAAGGGCTCCGTCAATGGCCGCCACAGGGTCGTAGCGGTAAATTTCGCCCCTGCATACCCCGCATCTGGCGACGGATTCTTCCAGCTGCACATCACATGCATCAAAATAGCGCCATTCCATTGACAATCCCCCTCCGTCCGTCTAAAATATAGGTAGTCTATTTCCCCATGCCGCCTCTCCGGTCTCGCTCACCGGGTGGCGGCGATTTTTATGCAAAGAATCCACCCCACCAGAGCAGCACAAACACTATCCCAGTACTCACCAAGGCACTCCATATGCTATACTTCCCGATACGTGGTTTCCCGTGCAGATATGCGGTGCATAAAAGGGATACAAAAAAGTATGCTGTCAGTATAATTTGTGGAGCTTTCACAGCATCACCTCCATCTTTCTGCCGCCTCCAGGACGGCGTTGCTGTATCCTCTGCGCCCCGTGTCGTGTCCGTCATGGTAGGCGCACAGGGCTGCCCCCAAATCCCCATATTGGTCAATCAGGCTCCCAAGATACTCCATGCCTGCCTCGATATTTTCCGCTGGCGTGAGACCGCTGGGGAAGTATTGCGGGTTGAGCTGGCAGAGTCCATAGCATCCCGCCGGGCTCACTGCCTCCGGGTCAAACCCGCTCTCTACCTCAATCAGGCCCAAG